TTTTACCAATACTTGTAGCAGCACCGGCAGTTGCTCCTGTAGAAACTTCAGTCTCAATTATCTTAGTTCTTTGCATTTTTTATGATAAAGTCTTATACTTTTTATTTATGATTCTTCGTACTCTTCAGTATCTTCTTCATTCCCAAATAAGGAATTTGCCGCTACTGGTTTATATTCATCAACTCTTTCTGCAGCTTTTGAGAAAAGAATATCTTTAATCTTGTCACTGATTTGAGAAGGACTCTCATCAGAAACAATCATATCCATTAGTTCATCCATACCCGTAAAATTGAATGTCTTTCTTATTTATCAGATCTCTCCACCCTCAGGAACTTCTACAGATTTTTCTTGGTCCCTTATATCAGGTTCCATAACTGGTTGACCCAAATCCATAGCAGCTGCACCACCTCCGGATGATGGTATTGGTTGTCCAGTTTGTGGATCAACAGTCATCATAGCTGGATCTGGAATTGTCCCATCTTCAATTTCTTTTGAGATTAAATCATTTTGTTCAATAATTTCTTGATCAGTTTGACGAAGAATCTTACGTCTTACATAATCTACTGAGAAGTACTTACCAACATAAGGTTCTGCAGTTGCTACCAAACTCAATCTTTCATTCAAAAGTTCTGCATCTTTTAATTCGGAGAAGTGATTATCATAGAGGAAATCATATTGAATATGTTCATTCATAACCTCCCAATCTTCTGGAGTAATAATATTTTTGAGAATGAGTTGGGTTCTTAGCATATCGCTGAACATGTTTGAGAATCTCTTTCTCAAACGACCAACAAACTTACTGAACTTAAGTTCATCCCTTAAAATTTCTGATGAACGTCCAAGATTAAAACCACCTTCTCCACCAATTCTAGTTGGAGGAACATTTAATGACTTGTAAAGCTTCTCTTGGAAATACTTAATATCTGTAATCTCTCCAAGATTTTGACCACCTGGAAGTGTAGAGATCTCAGTTCCTCTACCACCTTCACGACGAGGGAGCCAGAAATCTTCAAGCATACTCATGTATTTTTTGTCATCACGGATTTCTCCAGTGTTAGCATCATATACTAACTTATTACGATATCTCATCATTACATCTCTGAGATATTGTTCTGCTTTTACCTTAGGAAGATTTCCAACATCGATGTAAAAAATTCTTCTTTCTGGAGCACGAGACAAACGGTAGATTACTAGAGAATCCTCAATCATTCTAAGTTGATTGAGGGACTTAATGGCTTTATGAAGATACGAAAGTGTTGATCCCTTATTTCTATCTACAAGACCTGAAGTGCAATAAGTGATGGAATCCCTTGACATTTTGATTCCATTATTTGCACCAGAAGCAGTTGGATTTTGTGTTGGATATGCAGTTTTTGGACTGTAGACAAAATACTCTTCGATCTCTGGGAACTCATAATCCATAGGATTATCAGATCTCATTCTTGCGAATGTGCGATCGTCATTTTTTGTTTTCTTATTTTGCCTTACGTAACGCATCTTAAGTGCATCAATATATCTAAGTTCTTGAATACCCTCGTGTGGATTTTTTAAGTCAATTACTTTATGATAGTAAAGACGACCATCAACATACCAATTTCTATAGATTTCGTGAGACTTTTTATCAAAATCTAACAGTTCTAAAATATACTTAAACTCATCCCTGATTTTTTTCTTAATACCGTCACTTGCGTTTAGATTATCTAAATCAATCTGAACAGGACTATCATTCGTATCTGATACAATTGCTTCGTTTACAATATCTTCAATAGCACTATCACATTCTGGATGAAGTGCCATCTCACGATATCGTTTAATTAAATCAAACTCAGTTCTATAAACTCCCTCAATATCAACATAAGAACCAAAAAAACCACTACTCAAGTAGTGGTCAGTCCCATCCTCATTATTTGGAGGAACGGGACTGACTGTACTTGGTGATAGTGGTTCGTTATCCTCAATAGAGAATCCAAACAATTTTGCCATTATTAAAGTTCTTGTCTACTTATGATCTATTTATTATGCTCCAGTTCCAGGTGCCTCAGGGAACCAGTACTGAACTTGGAACTCAACAGTAAACTCTTCAATGGTGTTTCCTTGGTCATAAGAAAGTCCAATCTCAGAAATACCAGTTGGGAAAATATCGATAAAACGATATTGTGCCAAAATATTGGCATTTTCTCCAGTGGTGTTATTTCCCTGAGTGTTTGATGCACTTCTGCCAAGTTGATAAACAATAGCATTTCCCATGTAATCATTAGGGTTGGTTAAACCAGAATGATCTCCATACTGAGCTACGTTTTGAACCCAAGCTTCAAATGCTCTTCTGTGTGAGAAGTTTTCATCATTAATTACCGATACTGTCCAGACATCAATGGTTCTGTCTCCAGCTACCTTCAATTCTCTTCCTCTAAAAGGAACGGGAATTGGAGTTACCGTTGAAGCAGGAAGTGCAGCTGATTTACAAAGGAAACGGAAATTTTCCTTATCAAATTGACCAGTTCCGTCTCCTTGAACTCCAAGGTTTACACCTGTGGGAAAGGTAACGTCAACTTCAAATAAATTAGGACGAGCACCACCACCGATCAGTTTTGATTTAAATTGTGAAATGCCTCTTGTTGGAATTTGTGCCATTTTTAGGTTCCTCCTTTAGTAATTTATAATCTAAAATCAAACTCTACCAACAACTTCTTCGAAACTTACACCAGTTCTGGTGGCAACGAAGGTAAGTGTGACGTAGTTAATGGACTTAGCTGGTTTCAGGAAGATATCAGCTCTGAACTCATTATTATCAATTACATCAGGAGTGTTATTTGTTTCATCACAAACAACTAAGAATCCATAGAGACCTCTCTTTGCCTGAACATCACGGAGATAAGGTTCAACAATATTAACAAAGTTTGCTCTTGTAATTTGATCGTTCAGTTCGAAGAGTTGTGCTTCTGCTGACTTTTGAAGAGCTTGTTCTACGGTTAAGAACAAACGACGAACGTTAATTCTATCAAATGCTGATGCGTATCCAAGAGCTGTCTTATCACCAAACAGAAGGATTCCAGTTCCTGGTTGATTAACAATTGCGTTAATTCTCTTAGGATAAAGTTGATCTCTCTGAGCCTTGCTTGGATTGTATGCAAGTTTGATAGCTCCGTTAAGAATACCTCTTTGTTGTCCAGCTGGTGAGAACCAAGGATATGCAAAGATCGAAGTTCTTACACATAATCCAGCAACATCAGCGTTACATGGAATATAACGGAATTTATTATTGAATCTGTCGTAAGTGTACTTGTATCCACTATCAAAGATTGCGTAAGATGAAGAAGAAAGTGGAGAGAAGAACTGAATAACGTTATCAGTCTGAGTATCTGGGTTTGTGATATCTACAACATCAGCTCTGTGAGGAGAAATAACAGCGATACAATCTTTTCTCTGTTCAGCGATTGAAATCAGGTGATTTGCTTTTGCTTGAGACTCGAACTTATTACCAAGTCCTGGACCCATGATCAGATAGTCAAGTTCAATTTCATCTCTATTTGAGAAGAGATTAGGGGAAGTGAACAGATTTCCAAGAGTAGCTGTCATTCCACCGTTGGAATCATAGTCAACTCCACCATTCAAAACGTAAGTTACATTTCCAATAGCGCTGTAGGTTTTTCCTTGTGCTGGTTCATTCCATGATCCATCACTCTCAGTAATAGCTGTCCAACCACTAGAGAATCCTGTAGCTACAGGTACAGTTCCATTGTAGGCATCAATTCCAGTTGATGGATTATCTCCAACATAGAGATTTGAAGAATAAAGTGCGACATAATCCTTCCAGAAGTTCTTCTGTGGAGGATTAATATCAGAAACAGCGTCTGATGCCTTAGAAAGATTTAAGTGCTTTTCAAGTAAATTGCCTTGAATACCAGTTACATCTCCAGTATCATCAACAACGACAACGTGAAGTGCATCATTCTTACCACTTCTATCGGTTACATAACCGTTAGAAATTGGTTTTGGAGCAATAGATCTCCAGAAAATTGAAGTATTGGTAAGACCTAAAGTTTGTTGATCATACCAATCTACTACGGTAACAGCTGAAGTTACTGACCCATTACCAGTAGAAACTCCAGAGTTGTTTACAAATCCAATAGTATCTGAAGCTTGGAAGGATGCGTTTGAATTTCCTTCCGAGTAAGTAATAGGATACTCAGTACCCGTATCAGTTCCTGCAGTAGAGACTCTTGAAATAATCTTAACATCAAAAGTACTCTTGGCATTACTTGTAGAATCGGTGGTAACACCAGTGATAATACCTTTAATGTATCCAGTAAAGGTTGATGTTGAACCAGCTCCAGGAATAACTACACCAGTGAGTGGTGTTGAAACTCCATAACCAATTACAGCCCCAGCAGATCCAGGATTGGTAGTTGTAATTCCGATCGTTTGATCGGCCAAATCGTCAATTACACAAACCTTAAGGTTGTTTGCCCAAGAACCAGGATTTTTGGCTGCAAAAATATAGTCAGCAATATCATCTTCGTAATTTGCTTCGTAATCATCAAAGTTCTTAATTTTTAATGTAGTTGTATAAGCAATACCAACACCAGCGTTAGCTGTCTTTAAATCGTTATCGTCAGTTCTTACTACCTTAAGAACGCCTCCGTATGTGAGGAATGATGATGCACTCATCCAGTATTCGTATTGAGCGTCCGTTGAGAGTGGCTTTCCGAATACGTTAATTAATTCTTGTTCTGTGGTGATGTCAATTGGGTCGTCAATTGGACCGATTGCAAAAGGGCCCGCAATAGCTCCAATATTATCTAAAACATTATCAGCTCTTCCTACAGTTAAGTCAACCTCTCTGACGAGTACGCCTGGAGATAATTGAGGAGTCGCCATGTTTTTCTCCTGTTTTACTCAGTTTAACTAAAAAATATTTATTAAAATCTACTTTTTGAATGGGGAAACATGGTATGAACAACTACCAATCGGGATATTCCCATCTATCTAAAACTCTTGATGTCATTCTACTTGTGATTATTCTTTTAATTGTACACTCTTTACACTCATAAGAATATGAAGATGGAACTTGGCCTCTATCTTTTCTTGTTCTATAGAATCCCTCAATGAGATTTTTTACTTCTCCACAAGATCTGCACTTTCTATCATTAAGAAGTAAATGTCCAAGTTTAATTTGACCGTCCAAGTCCATCAGGATAGATACTCCCACATATATGCTCTGTCACCATATTCATCAGTAAACCACCTATCTCCATCAGAATCTACAAAACTACCACTATCTGTCCCATCAACAATAAATCCAAAAGGTGCCATATCTTGCTCAATCTGATTCTTTTGTTCTTCATAGATTCTCTTACGAACATCCTGATCAGTAAGTTCTTTAAAGTAATCTTGAGCAACTAACCAAGCATAAATCACCAGACACATAGCCAGGTCATCATTGCAACCTTCTTCTGCCTCAAATGAATTATGTTTTTGAATAAAGGTTGTAAGTTCTGCAATAATTTCATAATCATTAAGAAGAAGTTTGTTTTCCTCAATCATCGTCTTGAGGTTTAAACATCCAACCTTCTTAACAGTCTTGGACATTTTAACTCCAAGTTGAGTTTTCTTTCCAGAGAACCCTTGTCCAACAATTTGTCCAGCTCTACCACGCATCGAACACATAAGAAGATTATTGTACTCTAAGTCATAGTGAACAATACTTGCAACCTGATCTCCAACATCATTTACTTCACATAAGATGTAAGAATCATTATAATTCTTTGCAACATCCACAATAATACTTGGGAACAACATCGGTTTAATTTCATTGTTCCGATACTTTGCAACCACTTTGTGTGGGAAAGTTGTAATGTCTATAACTGTAAAGGCAGAGTAATCGTTTCCAACTCCACGAGCAACGTCAACAGTGATTACATAATCATGATTCTCTTTTACATCCTCATAAACATCCAAACCAGCACTTCGTTTGAGTGGATGATCATAAACTAAACTCTTCAGTTTGCTAGGAGCAATCAGAGTATCAACAGACCCTAAAAACTCGCATTCAAACTCAACCTTAAACTGTTGTTCGGATGTGTTTGCTATTGTTTGAGCCTTCCACACCTCATCTCTGCCAGGAACTTCACTCCAGTGAACGTCAGTTGGGATATATTCGTTCTTCTTCTTTTCCGCATCGTGCCACATACGGTAGAAGTGATTCATACCGTGTGGTGTAGAAACGATAATTACTTTCGTGCTCTTACCAGAAGTAATAGTAGGATAAACAGATGCAAAGAAGGAATCTGCGATATGGTTTGGAACGAACGCAAATTCGTCAAGGAACAAGATATTGAATGACATGCCTCGGACAGCACTTGCAGACGTAGAAGCCGCCAAAATCTTTGATCCATTCTCTAATTCTAAAGAACCCTTATTCCATGATATAATACCTTGTTGCATCCACTTGGGAAGGTTCTCATATGCAGTTTGTAACCTATCCAGGAGTTCCCTTGCAGTTGCTGCTTTGTTTGCAAGGATACCTATGTTCACATTATCATTAAAGACGGCATAATGGAGCAGGAAGGACACTACAGTGGTTGATTTACCCGTCTGTCGTGGCATCTTACAGATATTAAATCTGTGATTGTGAAAATTATTAACTAACTTCTCCTGAAAGGGATACATCTGAAAAGGTTGTAGTCCCTTATCCAGTGTCACAATCTTCACATAGTTCTTTGCAAAGTAAACCGGATCTTCTTTACACTGTACAAACTCAAGAATCTGATCTTGAGTAAACTCGATTGGTGTATTAGCCTTCTTAAGAAGTGGATTGCCAAAATATACATCACTCATAAAATGTTTTTATCCTTGATACACTACAGAAGTTGCGTAAATATCATTTCCACTATTAACAGATATAATATTAGTTCTTTCTTTTTTGATTAATAGAAATGATTCGGACGGCATATAAACTGTTCCAACAGTGACTCCATCACCAGTTTTTTCAATTATATAGTGATTTCCAGATCCAGTATGTTGAATTAAAACATACTGTGATCCAAGTCCATTAATATCTGAAACTGTCGTTCCTATTCCTGATAATTGTTGAGAGTTTCCTAAAATTTTAATAGATCCAGTCATTAGCAGTTCCAAGCTCTAAGGGACTTATTGATTCTGCTATTGGGATCGTTAGCAGTTTTTGAGGAAGTTAATTTCTTCTTCATTCCGGACATCCGGGCACAGAATGATGCCCTGCGGGGATTTCCAACCTTCTTACTTGGCGACTTAAGATCAGATCCTGGATTTTCTCTTTCGTAAGATTCGCGTCCTTTTTCATTAAGTCCACCCTCTTTATTCTGACCCTCTTTACGAGTCCAAGCAGCTCCTTCAGTATGAACAATTGGTTCGCCTGGTTGATACTCTGATACATGGTATGATTGAACTCTAGATCCAGGATAAACCTTTTCAATCTGATCCTGAACATCACTTCTACTTGGAAGAGATACTTGTGGGAAGAACATCTTCAGTGAATAGATCTTACCCTTCCAAGTCAACATTACGTGCATTAAGTTTCCTGTTTTTGCTGGGACTCTTACTGCTTCATCAAGTTCAACTTCCTCACTTACCGACTTCCAACCACCACCAGCTTTCTTGTATTCTTTTGCTGCCCAACCATTAGCATAAGCTGAAGGATAAACATCAAACTTTGCTTTTGCTCTGGACTTCATTTTAGACCAGAGAGATGGATTGGTAGGAACATTCTTTTCTTCAAGATTCTGAAGTTCTTCTTCTCCAGCAATCTGTTCGAGAATCTTTCCAACAATTCCAGTGTGTTCTGGAACGCAGTTAGGAACTTTTTTTCCACCTTTCTTCTTCATACCAACTTGTTTATATCCAGTCCAGCAAGGATCTTTCTCTTCATTTGCTGGATGAAGTTGTGCGATATCGTATTTCATTTGATTCGTAATGATTGATGATGGTAATGAATATAATGCCCAATACTTCGGTCCATATTTACACTCCATTTGAGTTTCATTCTTTTGGCACTTTGGACAAAATCTCTTTTGATTTGCTGAGAACATGGGACCATTCCAATCAGGAAGAGCTGATTCGTGAGTTTCTTCTTTGATCTTATTGGATACCATCTTTGGTTTTCCTCCTTTGCCTGGACGATCTGCTACTGGATCTGATTTTCTTTTTCTTCTTACAGCAGCAGCAATCTCATCCTTGGACATTTTTGCTGCCTTTTCTTTTGAAAGACATTTTGGTTTACCCTCTCCGGGTTCACGAGCACATTTACCAATTCTTTCTCCTTTAGTATTATAACGATCCCATCCACCACCACCTACACCACCTTCTCCACCAGTTCCAAACCACTTACGAAGATCTTCATAAGCCATACCTCTTCTAGTATGCTTAATTTCACCTTTTTGTTTTGCGATCAAAGTTTTAGATACCTTTCCAAAGTCCTTGATTGGATTTTCATCAGGAACTGGTTTTTTGGGATTATCATAAATGTCCACATCCCCATCAGCATCACGATCAACATACTGAACTGATGCGTGATGAACTAACTGTTTTAAATCCAAGTTGGGATCAAGTTGGTGTTGCTTTTTCACAAGATGTGGAGTCTTATGGGTAAATTTGGTAAACTGAGATTTCATTAAAAGATATCAAGGATCTTTTTATATTTATGAATCAATAGTTGTTCGGATAATTTTAAAGTTCACTGGAGTTGCCGCCGAAAATGGAGTTGCTAAAAGTAAAACATAATTTCCAGAGATGTCACTATCAAATGTTGAAAGAACTCCTCCACTCTTTACAATTGCAAACTCAGTATTGTAAGTAGTGCTACCATCATGAACAACTAAAAATTCAGTTGTTTGATAAGACGATCCTTGGTCTATTTGAATCTGATATTTTGCTGATCTGAAAGAACTCTTCAGAAAACTATCCAAAGCAAATTGACTTGAAGTTGTTGTTGTAACTCCAGATACATTGATATTGGAAAAGTTTTTTTGACTAATGAGTTTAGGCATTTGCAGTTTCCAGAATACTTAAGATCAATTTGAATGTAGAGTTTGCACTTGCGGAAATAACCACAGAATCACTAGTTAAAAAAACTAACTTACCATCCATAGGAACAAAAGCATCATTTGGAGGAACTGCAACTGCTTTTGCAATTTCTGTTGATGTAGTGCTTCTTTTATGGGATACTGTTACTGTTTCTGTGGCTGATCCAATATTTGTTACATGGGCATATAACACAATAGAAGTATATCCAGTGGGTGCAGTATATACAGTCTGAATACCTGTAGTTACTTCTAGTGTTACTGTTTTGAAATTATTGAGTGCTAATTGTGCCATACTAACTTAATGCTAAGATGAACGGTGTCATTTGATTAAATAAACTTCTTGTAAATGCTCTACCACTAATTGTTCCATTATTTTGGTTAATGATAATGCCATCACCAATCCTAAAATTACCTGCTTGATCTGTGCTTGTAAAGACTACTCTTCCACCATTTCTAGATACAACTTCATTTTCCTGAACTGCTACACCACCCAGTAAAGGAACAGCAGTAGCAATGTCATTACCAGATCCGACATATTCGAATGTATGAGAACTTGCTGTAATTGTGCTTACTTGATAAAAATAAGCAGTGCTTCCAACACCAATAGTGTTGTTCAGGTTTTCATCTATTGTGATAGTCGTTATTCCAGATACTACTGGAGTTGAACTATTTATTGTGTAGTATATTGGAGTAATATTTGCATCTGCTGTTGCGGTTGTTCCTGAATCTGGAGCAGAGATTGTAACTGATGGTGTCGATGAGTATTGCGTTCCACTTGAAATGATAGTAATCGTAGAGACTCGATCACCATCTAACGTAGCAAAAGCAGTTGCAGTAGATCCATTAGGTCCAGTAGGAGTTCCAACTGTTACTGATGGTGTTGATGTATAACCACTTCCCCCATTTGTAACAGTGATACTCTCTACAGTATAATAGAGAGTATCAAAATATAAAACTTGTCCCTCATAAGGTCTTGTCGTTGTATTAATTGCAACAACAACAGAATCTGTTCCCACAGATGAACTTGTGGTAACGATTCCTGTAAACTGAAGATCACTAGTTCCATCAGCAACTAATCCATAAGTACCAAAGTCAGTATTGCTATTAGTGAGGGAACACTGTCCCCCTTTATATGCGGTGATTCCTTCGTTACAACAAATAGTGAAAACGCTCACCAACTGAGCATATCCATTGTTAGTTACTGCAATACCAACACCACCCTGATTGTATTGAGTGTAACTATCAACAACCATTGATTTTAACCCTTCTGCAAGATCTCCATCAATTCTCATTCCAGTACCAGTGGTTGTATTGCTGGTACAATTCTGGACATAAGGACTTTCCCACTTACCACCACCTACATTAGTTGCGATAGTTGGTGGAAATGCAACAGCCGCAGATGGTGCAGTGTGTCCAACAAAAGTCATATTAGCAAGATAAGTTCCTTTGTTTACGTGGAAAATATCTTCTGTTGAATTATTCGGAATTACTGTTACGGTCTTTAGATTATCTCCAACGATGGAAACAAATGCAGGAACTTCAATAGGATTATTTTCGTTATACGTTCCCGATAAAACTTTAATTGTAGTTCCGGTCTGAGCAACTGATACTGCTCCAGCAATCGTTAGTTTTGCATTGTCAATAGATGTTCCATTCTTTGAGTCATCACCATCTTTTGCGACATAAATGATATTGGGTGCCGAATTGATTCCCGTAGCACCACTGTTAATGGTTACATTGTCTCCAATAGTAATTGAAGATCCTGTAATCAAAACATTTCCAGCAGTAATGGTATTATTATCTCCATCAATAATAACAGATGATCTACCTACTGTTAGGATACCAGTAACACGAGCATTACCATCAACATATAATGCGGTGCTACCAAGTCCCACATAAACAGTTCCAACACCACTTGAACTATTGAAAGTTGAAACTCCTGCAACAAAAAGATTTTGTTGAACATTGACATCACTTCTTGCTGTGATAATACCAATAGAGTCAACATTGGTCACATCTTCATAAGTTACTGTTCCTGCAACAGAAACATTTCCTGTAAAGAAAGCACTTCCATCAACATAAAGTTTGTAATCGGGATTTGCGGTAGTTCCAATTCCAACATTTTTTGTTGTGTGAATGCCTACGGAATCAACCTGCCAAGTCCCTCCAGCTCCAACACTTCCACCTCCTCCTAAATCATTACTAGAAATTCCTACCCACTGAGATCCATTATAAATTAAAAGTTTTCCAGTGCCTGTAGTTTGGTCAAAAGAAACATCATCAAGATCCTTAATGAATCCAGCACCACCTCCTCCCATCGTTGAGAGTTGTGTTTGAATTCTATTAATAAAGATTCTATAGTGGTTTGCAAGATCGTCTAATGTTGCAAACTTTTGATCTAATGGGGTTAATGGATCTGGAGAAGCTCCAATCGATTCTTTTTCTTCAGGTGGTTCTCTTAATATACTTTCTTGTAAATCTTTTTGTTCGGATTTAATCGTTCTTACAAGATCATACAGATCTTTAATATCTTCTCTTACGTGTTTGATATCTTCATCATAATATCTAACTTCAGGGAGACTTGAAATTTCTTCTTTTAGATTTTCGAAGTAATTTAGAAGAACCTGATCGGTTTTTACGCTGTTATCATTAAACTCCTTGAGTTTTTCCTCAAGGTTATTTTTGAGGATATTGTACTCATTTGTAATCTGTTTCTTTAACTTGCGATCATCATCCTTAAACTCTTTATGGTATTCCCAAATTTTAAGAGATGATTCTCTAAGTTCTTTCCAAATTCTATCTTTTACTTGTTGATATTTTTCATCCAGTTCCTTGATTTCACTTTCAAGTCGAACTTTAGTTTCAAAATGTTTTGTTTCGTTTTCTTCTACTACTTCCCTTAAATTAATTTCAACTCTTTCACGAAGAGTTTCAATAGTATCATTGACCTTAATAAAGTCATCATCAATAACACTAAATGTTTTTCCAATCCAAGAGAAATCAGGAACCTCATTTACCTCATTTACCCACTTAGGGAAAACGGGAATCTCGGATCGTACTTCTTGAATATCTTTCTGTAATTTTTCAATATCAGAATCATAATATTTTACTTCAGGAATTGAAGATGCAAGCAACTGAATAGACTCGCAAATATCTTCAAGTTCTCTGTCATAATATTTTATTTCTGGAATGTCTGGAATACTTTCCCTGACATCATTAATTAGTCGAAGAACTTCGTTGAGTTCTAAACTCTTTTCTTCCGGTACGAATTCTTCTACTAATTCTTGTATCTCTTCTTTTTTCTCAATATAATCTTCAACAGAAGGTAATTCCTGATCTACTTCTTCTGTTAAAAATTCTTCTATCGAAGGCAAATTGTCATTAGAGACAAACTGATCAATCGAAGGTAACTCATCCTTTGACATCTTATTAGTAACAATAGTACTTTGGGATTTCTCTCCCTTTGTACTATTTATTATCTTCGGTAAGTCCGTTCTTCAATAACTTAGATAATTCTGCTGTGGAACCAACAAAAAGTGCATTGGTAACATTCGTTGGTCCTTTGATTTTTTGCTCATCAATATCCTTTAACTTCTTTTGAAGATCGATAAGTTTATCAGTAGCATCTGCAACATTTTTAATAAGTTGACCTGCGACTTCATAGGCTCTTGGCATTTCACTTTCTTGAGCAAGTTCCAAAATGCCATTTAAAGCTTCTTGACCTTTTTCAATAATAGAGTATAAGTTTCCTCTAGTATACTCATAATCTTTTTTAAGATCATTTGATATAGAAGCTATAGATTCTACCTTTTCTTCAATACTTTCAATTTCTTTAGATACTATTTCTCCAGCAACATTAAAAGTTTCGTTGAGATCATCGAATTTTTTTGTCATTTTCATATTCTACCATCAGAAAGATCCATCAAATCCAAAATTATCTCCCATTTCAATGAGAGGAGCATCCGCAACTGTAATTAAATTAACATCAGATCCGGAAACATGATTTGATGGTTTAGTTGAATCATAGGACCTTTCGACTGTCAATTTATTACCTGATTTATTTGTCACCCTAAAATTCTCTTCATCAATTAGGGGAACATCAAGATTTGAAATTGAAGATGCATCGGCAACTTCAATAGTTGCAACTGTCGAACTAATATCACCAACAAGAGTTGTAATTGTATTATTTGTATAACTCTTAGTAGCTACTGGATCAACAGTGTATGTAAGTGATCTTGTTCCACCAGTAGAATCCCCAGCAACAAATCCGATGGAAGTTTTCTTGATGATATCCTTGGATACATCGGATACAGGTCCAAACAAATATGTTTTAGCAGTAAATCTTAAAGTGTAAATCAAAGCCCTTCTTTGAGAATAATCACCTTCATATTCATCTTTCATCTCAATTCCTTCAAGAACAATAGGAATATCTCTTTTTTCCCCAATTGTGTCTATTAAATCAACACTTAATGTATAAGCTGGTTGAAAATATGGTAAGATCTGTTCAATAATCTGAAGCATATCATCATTCAACTTAGTATAAACACTAAGTTCAAATGACATATTATATGGAACTGGCATATAAGTCTTTCTTGGTTGAGTTTTATCAGAGGAAAGACCGGATAAAAATGTTTGAGTAGTAGTTACTTTTCTCGTAGTATCATAAGTTAATCCAAGAAATTCAAATGACATTCTTGGCAAAGACATTTGAACTGGTTTATTCAAATCTGGAACTTGTTCCAATCTCGCTAAAAATTTCTGTGTCGGACTATATGCAAGAGGAACTTTCATCATACTCACGGTACTATTAGAGTCATTCGTGTGTTTGATGTTAATGTTATTGAACAAAGTTCCGAAAGAAACGATTGTTCTTCTCAGTATCTCGTGATAAAAATACTCAAACATTTGTCAGGAAAGTATGATATATTATTTATGGATTTCCAAATGGATTAGTTTCTGAAAAGTCAAGTATAGCATCAGCTGCAATTTCAATATTGTCATTATCAGCAAATGGATCTTGAGTATTATCGGTATTAATCAATCTTACTTCATAAGAAGCATTTGATTTTGATCCGACAAGAACATCTCCATTTACAAATGTTCCACTAATGTTAGATACTTCCAATTCGTTAATGTCAGAATCCCATTTCTTAACAATAGCCGTTGATCCACTAATACTACCTGTTACAGTTTCATTGTATTCATAACTTCCAGATCCTGAAGAGTATGGAGATGAAATTGTAATAGTTGGTGTTTGAGTGTATCCCAATCCAGCGTTTGTAATATAAACTGCTGTTACTATTCCAGCAGAATTAATAGATGATGTACCAGTAGCAGTAATTCCTACTCCAGGTCCACTAAATGTCACCGTTGGTTGACTGGAGTATCCACTTCCACCATCTATAATTGAAACTTGTTTAATAGTCCCATTACCCAAAGTAGTCGTAGCAGCAAATCCAGCCCCGCCACCACCAACAACTACAACAGAAGGGGCTACAGTATATCCACATCCAGGATTAATTAATTCTATACCTTGAATCTTATAACCATCTTTATTGCCATTACAATCAATTAGATCACCAATTAAGGTAGATATTCCAACTGCTGTAGTTCCTCCAGCTGGAGCAGATGAAAATATTACTCTTGGTCTAGAAGTATATCCATTACCTCTATTTGAAATAGTTACAAATCTTACTCCACCAGTTGTACAAATACCAGTAACGGTTGCTGTGGCTGTTACACCAAGACCGACCATAGTAAGAGTTTGTATGTATCCTTCTTTAGAAACATTATCATCAATTTCACCAACACCAGTGTCAACAATTTCATCTTCATATCTAAAGAGTTCACATCTCAACTCATAAACATAAGTTTTTTGAAGTTGATAAAAAGGTTTTTCGTGTTCAACAAATTTGATTTCAAATAATCTGTCTCCAAGAGGGAACCAGATCAAATCTCCCTCTTTTGGTCTTGTTGATAATTTTACATCAGGTAAGTTCTTTATAAGAGGAGAAATATAAGTTTCAAATCTTTCTTTGGAAATAATAAGATTTAAATCATTTAATGGTTGAACCCCAAACTTCGATAATATTGTTCCTTGCCCTTCATACCCATCATATGTATCAACATATGCTTCTATTGGATAAGCATTATCAAATTTTGATTCAATAACTTCTCTTATTACAGTTCTCTCCGTTACATATTTTCTTGGCAAGTAATAAACCTCTACCCCATACATGCGGAGTTGTTCGTTAACTAAACTCTGAATTAACGATTGCTCTGATTTTGATCCTTGAAGAAAAAATGGATTTAACATATCATCCAATCATGTCTAAAGGTGGAAGTTCATAAGTATTTGACATTTTTTCCATAATATTTTCAAGTTCTTTTTGAGCATCATCATAAATCTGTCTTCCGTTTAATTCCACACCCCCTGGAAGTTTTACTCCCTGGAATTTAATTAAGTTTTGTCCCCACTGCTTTTTAATAAGTGAAGTCAAGTACATTTTCAGGAAAGAATCGTTCCAAACCCGAGAATAGTCGCTAGGATCTAATGTTCGGTAACAATCAATAATTAGATATGTTCCTGCAGTAACAGATCCCCAATCTATATCCAAATATAAACGATCTTGTCTTTTATTAAATCTAATCTGTTTTTGTGTTGTAAGTAAAAACTCAATATCTTCAAGATAAGTTTTTACCATTGCATAAGTGAGGAGTTCAGTAGATCCCCAATAGTAAATATCATTAAGGAACAACTGATATTTCATACTAAACATATTATTTGTGATGGTATTAGTTCCATCAAAGTGAAATATTTTATTTACACCGATAACGGAAGGTGGAATTTGTAAATAATTTCCACCTTCATAAAAATTAAATTGAGTGGTTAACCCAACATTATGGTCCACAGTTATGGTACTAATTCCTACTCCTGAGGTTGGTTGTGCCTTACCTCTATTAATATCATCTTCTGTGATCTGATACTTTAAAAATGTTGGATATACTCCATCAAAATGTCTTTCCTGAAAAAATTGAATAGCATCATCAACTAGGTCTTCAATTTGCTCATCAGCAACGTTTATTTCTAAAACTGGAGCACCCAGTTTTCTTTTGCAATAATCAATTAACTCTTGTCTAGATGATGGTTGTGCCATTTATCCAATTACCCCTTAAGGTATTTATGGTGCTGATGATATTCCAGGAATTACTAGAACATTTCCACTTGCTAAATTATAAACTGTAGATCCTGAACTTACTAGGATGTTATAAACATATCTACCTTCCACTAAAGATCTAGTTTCTGTAGAACCTAGAGAAAGATTAAATCTACCACCAACAGCACTTGTAAATCCTACATTGAATGTAGCTGATGCATACATCGATGATCCAATAGAAACACTTTTGGCCATCTGAGAAGATCCAGTCCACCCATTAAAGTTAAAAGCAGATCCTGATGTAGTTTTTACCGTAAAACTATCATTAAAAGTTGCCCCAGTGTTGATTACAAGATTTGCTCCGTAAGCAACACCGGACGTTGGATCAAAGGTGATTGTATGAGTTGCCATTAGAATTTAGATACAACTTCTTGTTGTTTGAGATATAATTTAATATATGATTTTGCGTAGTTCTTAAGAACTTCAATATCATCTACATTATCTATATCTCTGGATAGTTTCTCATACTCAAACATTTTATTAACATCTTCTAGTTGTATTTGATCAGGATTCATTTTGATAAGTTCCTCAATAAATCTTTAATTTCATTCAAATCACTTTTAATTTCATTAACATTATTCTCAAGTTCTTTAATTCTTTGAGTATCATTATAAGCTTTTTTATAATTTTGAATGTATGTTTTGTAACCTTCAATGTCAGTATTCACTATTCCATTAGAAAAAGAATCCCTGACTAAATTATCTTTATCTTTTACTTTTATGTATTCCATATTATGGTTTTGGTTTAATTGTAGCAATAGATCTTAACTGTTTCACCATTGGTGGAGTGGCTTGATTTTCAGAAGCCATAATAATCTTGATTGAGAAAGCATCAAACTCAGGAAGATCATCTGCAGTATACTCATAATCTCTGAAAGATCTATCAGAACTCTGATCAGCTCTCTTATCTGCAGATCCATCATTTCTCGATACATCTATTACTCTTCTAATACCCTGACCATCAACTTGATAATTTAGGTATCCTGGGAACAGTTCAAAGTTTTGAGAAAGTTCTGGAGAATCAGATCTATACAGTCTGTATAATACTCTAATATCATTCTGAGTGTTTCTACTTGCACTGAGGAAAACCTTCAATGAGTTTGCTGGGATTTTTAATCTTACAGGTTTTTTT